TATGCAAGAATTTATAAAAAAGGTGATGAACTTAAAAGACACAAAGATAGATTTAGTTGTGAGATATCTACCACTATGAATCTTGGTGGTGATGATTGGCCGATATACCTTGAGCCATCTGGAGAAGTTGGTAAAAAAGGAATTAAGGTAGATCTTAAACAAGGCGATATGTTAGTCTATTCTGGTTGTGAGCTAGAGCATTGGCGAAATAAATTTAAAGGTAAGGAATGCGTTCAAGTATTTCTTCATTATAATAACCGTAAAACACCAGGATCAAAAAATAATATGTTTGACAAGCGTCCACATTTAGGTCTTCCCTCTTGGTTTAAACGATGATATAACCCTATGATGGAGACAGTACTCCACCATACCTACTGTCTCCTTTATAAGGATTACAAATATGATATTCGGATTTGATTCATTTGCTAGATTTCCCTTTGCAACTGTCGGCGACGACAACAATGTAAATATTACTGTTACAGGCAATACTTTAGTTGTATCTATTGGACCTATTGGTATTGCTACAACAAGTATTATTCAACAATCTGGTGCAGATCCTTTAATTTTAGGAACTGGAACGTTAATAGTTTCTGGTACTAGTTCAACAGGAGTAACTAAAAATCCATTAATAATGGCTACAGGTACAGCCATAGCATCTGGAACAGCTATTGTTGATGTCACTGGAAATCCATTGACTATGAGCACGGGAACAGTTACAATAGTTGGAACAGCTAATGTAATTATTGACGGAACATCTATTACATTAAACACTAAAGAACCAGGAGTAATTACTTGGAATGAAATTATACCCGGAGCAAATATGGTATGGACACCAATTAAACCTTATTAAACTATGGCATCAACTTACTCAACAGACCTATCATTAGAACTTGTAGCCACAGGAGAAAAAGCTGGTCTATGGGGAACTATTCAAAATACTAATTTACAAATTTTACAAACTGCATCATCAGGATATGCTACAGTAGCTTTAAGTACTGGTAATGTTACTTTAAGTTTAGCTGACGGCGATGCTGGAGCTAATGGTAAAAATATATTTCTTAAACTTACAGGAACCTTAGTAGGTAATTGTACAGTTACTATGCCAGCAACCACATCAGGTGGAAATGCTAATAGAGTTTTCTTTATTGAAGATGCAACTTCTAGAACAACAACCAATTATACAATTGGTGTATTAACAACAGGACAAGCTACAGCTACTGCTGTTCCAGTGGGATCTAATTTATTATTAGTATCTGATGGAGCCAATACTTTAACATCTATTAAGATGTTAAATAAAGGATACAACTCTATTAGTGATTCTAATTCACCTTATCTTGCAGTTGCAGGAGATCAATTAATTGTAGATACAAGAACTAACCCAGTTACTGTAACTTTACCAGCGGCAGCAACTGTTGGAGATGAGATTGTGGTTATAGATGGTTATAATTCTTTCTTATCAAATAATTGTACTTTAGCTAATAACAGTCTTAATATTCTAGGAGCTGCTTCTAATGTAGTTTTGAATACCAACAGACAAGCTATTACACTTGTGTATGTAAATGCTACTCAAGGTTGGACTTATAAGACTAACACAGTATAGGAGCAGGACATGCTCACAGAAATTAAATTCGCTCCCGGAATAGACAAGCAAGATACTTCAGTAGGTGCAACAGCACGTTGGGTAGATTCAGACAATACAAGATTTAGATATGGACTTCCTGAAAAAGTAGGAGGCTGGTCATCTTTACTTAATGATACTATTGTTGGTGTAGCTAGAAAAACAATACCTTTTGTAGATAAAGTAGGAAATAGATATGTAGCTATTGGAACTGATAAATTTTTACTTATTTATTTTGAAGGTATTCTTTATGATATTACACCTTGGAGAACAAATGCCGTAGGCGCTCCACTTTTTCTTACTACCTGTACATTAGCAACTACAAGTACTTCTAACAAAAATTGTATTATTACTACACCTACCGATCATGATTTAATAGAAGGAGATATGATTGTATTGGATAGTGTAACTTTACCCGGTGGTACTGGATTAAGTGCAACTGATTTTGAAGATAAATTATTTCAAGTTTTAAGTGTTCCTTCTCCCACAACATTCACAATTAATTCTGCAAATCAAGCAAGTGCAGTCGTTGCAACAGGTGGAACTATGACAGTACAACCCTATGCATATATTGGTCCTGCCGAACAAACTTATGGTTATGGATTTGGTGTAGGACCTTATGGTGGAACTGTTGCAGGTGTAGCCACTACTAAATTAAATATAGCTATAAATGCTACAGATGGTTCTTTAACAACTACTTTAAGTGCAGGAATCACTGATGCTGATACCGTAATACCATTAGTCGATTCTACTATTTATGGATCAACAGGTACTGTTATGATTAACACTGAAGTCATAACTTATACAGGTAATGTAGCTAATGAATTAACAGGAGCAGTTAGAGGAGTTGGTGCTGTTAGTCATCTATCAGGTGAAATTGTTTCAAATACTATTTTATTAATAGACGCAAGTGGTTTCCCAGCTAGTGGAACTATATTAGCAGATGGTGAATTTTCATTAACAGGAGATGAACTTTTTAGTTATACTTTAAAAAGTGGAAATTATTTAGGAAATCTTACTAGAGGAATTAGCGGAACTACAGCAGGAAATTGGAGTTTAGTTGCAACACTTAGAGATGCAACAGATTTTGCAGGATGGGGATCACCTGTAGATGCAGCAACAATTGTTCTAGAACCAGGACTATGGTCATTAGATACTTTTGGTGATGTATTAGTTGCAACGATTGCAAATGGTAAAACATTTACTTGGGATTCTAGTGTTTCAGCAAAGTTTACAAACCGCGCTTCTCAATTAACGACAAGTTTTGAAACTAACACTAACCCTGTTGCTTCTAGATTAAGTTTAGTATCTCCAACAACAAGACATTTAATTCATTTTGGTACATGTACAACTGCTAATGATAGTACTACGCAAGATGATATGTTTATTAAATTTTCTGCTAATGAAGAAATTAACGTTTACGACGTATTAGCTACAAACACGGCCGGTACATTTAGATTACAAGATGGAACGCGGATCGTCGGAGCGTTGGTGGCTAAGGAAACTATTCTTGTATGGACAGACAATGCTCTTTACACAATGAAATTTGTAGGAGCTCCCTTTACATTTGGCTTTGAACAAGTAGGAACTAACTGTGGATTGATTGGAAAAAATGCAGTAACAGAAATAGATGGTATAGCTTACTGGATGAGTAATAATGGATTCTTTGCTTTTGATGGTACAGTTAAAACATTACCTTGTAGTGTTGAAGATTATGTATTTGATGATATTGATACAACTAAAGGACAACAAATTTGTGCAGGTTTAAATAACTTATTTACAGAAGTAACTTGGTGGTATCCAACTCAAGGATCAGATTTTAATAATAGATCTGTAGTTTATAATTATGGAGTTACTAATCAAGAAGTACCATTACCTACAGGTAATTGGTATACTAATATAAACACTAATTCTATTCGAACGAGTTGGATTGATACTTTAATTTATCCAAGACCTTATGCGACTAAATATAATAGTATAGATACAGGAACTTTTCCTGTTGTTATTGGGGAAACAGGTTTAGGTCAGACAGTATTTTTTGAACATGAAACAGGAAATGATCAAATTAATCCTGATGGTTCTACTACAACATTAACTTCTTTTGTTAGGTCTTATGATTTTTCTATAGATCCTAAATCAAGTGAATTGTTTTTAGCAATGCGTAGATTTTTACCTAACTTTAAAGTTTTAACAGGAAGTAGTTTAGTTACTATTGGTGTAAGTGATTGGCCTGCAAATTTGGCAGGTAACTCATCATTTAGTCCCTTTACAATTACCTCTACTACACAGTATAAGGATACTAGAGCAAGAGGAAGATATGCAAGTATTAAAATAGAAAATATAAACGTTGGTGAAACATGGAGATTTGGAACATTCCAAGTTGATATACAACCAGATGGAAGAAGATAATGGCTAAAATTAATGTAAGAATACCAGAACCTAGAAAAGAATATACTCAAGATAACCAAAGACAAATTATAAGAAGTCTTACTGGTGTAGTAGAACAATTAAATTCTACCTACCTAAGAGATTTAAGAGAAAACCAAGAAAGGTTTACGTGGTTTAATGGCTAATATATATAAAAAAATAAATACTGATTTAATAACTGGTACTGAACAAGATGTTTATACAGTTCCAAGTAATTCAAGAGCTTTAGTTAAATCTATTCATGTTTATAATGAAGGTGCTGGTTCTGCTATAGTTACAGCTAAAATTGAATCAAGTAGTACAACTTATTTCTATGGTAAAAAAACCATAGCAGCAGATGCTAATGAAGAATTTATAACAAATGTATTGGTCTTAGAAGAGAATAATAAATTAAAA